GGACCACCTTGGATGTAGAACTTGCTGGACTTTCCCAGATCAGATTCCCAACCAACGTGAGCCTCAGTCATAGTAGAAGAGTAGTCACCAGTGTCAAACTTTTGGTTAGCTTCCACGTTGACATAGGGACCAGCAATAGCGGGAGCTGCAGAGAAAACAGCAGCGGTGGAAAGGGCGAGAATTTTTTTCATTATTTTTTAAAGGGTGTTGTTAAAAGAAACCTGGGATCAGTTGCCCAGTAATAGAGTATGCGCCGATTGCGGCAATCACACCGAGCATAGCAAGGCGACCATTGAGGCGCTCAGCTTTCTCGTTGTGGGGGATAGAGTTTTCGTCAATGTACATGGTGGGTTCCTTTGCGAATAGGTTCTGGCGGTTGCCGTCTTCGGTTGTTACAGTCATCGTCCTCTTGAGGATCCAGTTTTTCTGACACAGTTGTTGACGGCTTTGCCGCCCTTCATCTTCATGCCTTTCTTTTCATAGCCTGACCAGCAGGACTTACTTGCCTTTTTTGGTTGAGCCTTTGCCATTACATTTCTTGTTGGTAGTAATCGTCATAGTAAATAGTTACAGCGTCATTAGTATGTGGTGGTGCTTCAACATAAAGTGCACCTCCTAGAGCAGTTAGAGTAGGAGTACCTTCAGGAGCACCAATTACTTGGTACCCTTGGTCAGCAGCTACACCTAATGTCAGCGATGAAATCACCAAAGGACTTGGTGTGTTATCATCTGTCTCAGCAATCAAGAGTTCATTAGTAAACCCTCGTATTCCATCTCTAGTCTGGTCTTCCCAGTGGGAATTGTTACCATCAAGAAGGATGTTACTTGCTGTTGAGCTAGTCAGTGTACGGTAGTTGTCCCTACCTGTAGGGTAGGCACCACCATCTAGGCTGCGCTCTACTGTGTTGACATTAGTTGTCCAGCAGGAAGCTTGGAAGCCTAGAGCGTGAGCTAGTTCATGGGCAAATGTATCTTGCCAGTCTTCATCACTGAGCTGATCAATCATATCAGTGTTGACACCTAAGATGTAACCCTGACTAAGTTGGTTAGTGTTCTGACCTTGACGTGGGAGAACACGACCTGCAAATGCAACAGTCACACCTGCACCACCAGGCGTTGGTGTACCACCAGCAAAGTAGTGGACCTTTGTCATGTTAATGTCCACACCACCGAAGTTGATGGTGACAGGCTGTGGCCATAGCGTAGAGCCATTCCACACTACACCATCATTACCTGTCCANGAAGCACGTAGTATATTACGTTGCTCAGTAGTGTACCCGATGAGAGCGTTCCATCTGTTGAGTGCAGCACGGAAGTTCTCCCTAATGTCATCACGGATCACTGGATCATCAGCTGTTGCTACATTAAACACAGGGTGTGTTGTAACAACAGGGGTGTCAGGATCCGTGGGAGGAATAGGAGCGGGTGCAGTTCCATCAGGGGCATTCTCATCTTCAATTGGCCAAGGACCAGGCAGCGTACTGCTGCGTGCCCCTGGAGTCTGGTCGATCCACACCGGTTCATAGTGTGTGTTACCCTGATGGAAGTAAGTCATGCAGGTGGCCAGGCATTAGGCGGGCGCTTGACTTCAGGCTTAGGCTTGGGAGCGGGAACCACTTCCACAACCTCTTCTTTAAAAGCTTCTTCGAGCTTTTGGATTTTCTTTTCGTCTGTCATTAGTAGTTAATGTTAGAGCGTTCAAGGGCATCAAACACATCCTGTCGATAGGCAGGATCTATCTCATACCGTGGGTCATTCATGGCTTCAATCACTTCCGCTTGACTGCGGAAGGATGGAGCATTCTCAACTTCACCACGACCACCGGAATACATCCGACCTTCGTAGCCGTTGTTTTCATAGTATGTTGCCATCAATCCAGCAAGAGCAAGTTGAATACTAGCAGGATCACCGCTCTCTACAACACGATCATACGCATTGACAAAAGAGGGATCCATATTCTGACCTGCCCATTGAGTGATGGCATTGTATTGATCAGCACCACCAGCGAAACCATAGATACTATTGACATCTGAATCAGACAGGTCAGGAGTAGGTTCTGGTTGCTGCTGTTGCTGGAGCTGGAGATAAGTATCAAGGAGCTCTTGAGTATCCATCTGTGAAAGCTGGTTGTACGTCTCTTCAGACAAACCATCTTCACTGTAGTACTCTTGGGAGGCTTCTAGGATCGCCCTTTCCGCCTCGCTGTACTCGATCTCTTGATCTTCTTCGGCTTCCTGATCTTGATCTTCGAGCTCTTCTTCAGGAACATCTCCCTGCTCATCCCCACGGTCTGGGTTGCCGAGCTTTTGTTGGAGTTCAAGGTATGCCCTCTCTAGTTGTTCTGCGTTTTCATATTTACCTGCAAGCATCTGCTCTTGAGCAGCCTCCAGGTTCTCACCTACCTGCAGAGAGTCGAGCTCGTCAGGAGAGAACTCTACCTGGTCTGCAGGGGTGGGATCATAGGTGAATTCCATAGTCAATCTTCAACACCGTCAGCATTGATCACCCGAAGGGTACCAAGACCAACACGTTCTACATAGTTAACACTGCGACCAATCAATGGTGCACAGTAGGTTTGAGTTTTCATTTTACCCAATGCTTTCTCAGCTTCCCGATCCTCAGGTGCAGTCTCACGGACTGCTACTGGATCAGGGTTCTGCTTGCGGGGGACCCGCTTCTTGGGTTGGTGCTTCATTTCCTGTNGCACTTGTCTGTTCTCCTAATTGTTGATTCTTTGTGGGATCCGCCAGAGGGGAGCTTGCAAACTGACCAGCTTGATCCACGAGGGATTGCTGTGCCTGCATCNCTTGTTGCTCTTGCATCTCACCCTGCACTTCTTCTTTTGTCTTAACAAGGTTAAGGACATCAATACCTTGTGCAGCAGCNAGGCGTTTGACATACTCACCAGGATCAATGTACTTCATGATCGCTTCTGGTCCCATGGTCTGGGCAATCGTGGTGATGAACTGAGTCAATGACTGAGCATCTTGACCACGACCTAGAGCATTAACACCTGCCACAATGGTGGGTGAAACCAAGTTCTTAGGCAGTGTAGGAAGTTGCTTGTTACGTTGAAGCACAAGCATAGTCCTATTGAGATAAGGCACAAGGAACTCAACAGTCAACAGAGAGAACAAGCCACCGAGTCCCTGCTCAAGGTCGAGCTGGGTAAGGCGTACTTCTTCTGCTGTTGTGCGTTCACTCTGCCTGATCTGCAGCACCAGGAAACCATCATTGATACGTTGTACCAATTGGTCTGCCATCTGTGCTGCGGTTGAGAAGTCAGCAGTTTTACCGACTTGCACTACGCCAATGTCATCAGGTCTACCCTGAACAATGGCACCATTCCCAGCCTTGGCTAGGGTCTGAGGTTTCGTAGTCGATGAGGGTGAAACAACAAACACAACCTTAGCGGCTGCTGCGCTGCCTTCCACCAGTGCTTGGGAGAGTGCTTCGAGTGAGCGGACTGTCACCAAGGAACTCCTCTACCCTACCTCTACCATAGGCTTCACCATCAACTGTATTGAACCGAAGTGGTAACCAAGGAGAAGCACTCTTCGGAGCTGAGCTACGGCTACCAGGGATGATCTTATCGAACACCTCTTGATGCCAAATCCAGCGACCAGACTGCTCTTCCATCTTGACGTAGGTGTACACCGGAACGTCATCATTCGTAGACCCTGATGAGATTCCCAAACCACCTTGTCCATCACCCACTTCATTGGGTTTGACTTCAGGGAGAGGCAGGTCTTTACCTAACACCCTGCGGCTGATTAGTTCTTTAGTAACAATGCTTACTACATTGCCATCACCATCCCGCTCAATCACATAGCGATTAAGGGGGAAGCTTTTCAATCCTTTCTTACTCATGAAGATGAGTGAGTTACCACCAACAATCAAATGCTTGAGTGCTTGGTGTACCACAACACGATCACTTGAAGCATTGATATGCTCCATGATCATCCTTTCAATCTTAGAAAATGAAAGCTCAAGTTCAGACTTAACCTCAGGGTTAAACATTTGACCGAGCTTAGCATCATTAACCTGCAACTTAAAGAAGCTGGTTTGTGGGGGTAGAAGAGCCAACATAAGTTTCGAACTTAAGTTGGTAACAGCCTTCGCCCCCACTGCTTGCCAAGGAGTAATCAGTGTCTTGTGTTGTGCATTATCATCATCGTTCTTGATCAGGTAAGGAAGGGTGAGTCGTGAGCATTCACGTGCCACGTTCAGGAACTGATCGCGGTCACCAATGAGCGACTCATACTTTCCTCGCGCTGTCATCATACGGTTATACCACTACGGGATCCGCTACTACCAAGTCCTCCAACGGAGGGACCAATGCGTAGTGAGCGGCGTGAACCTTGTGCTCGACGGCCACGACCAAAGGCAGTGCGGCGAGCAGGTGAGTTACGGATACGCAGGCTGCGTTCAGTACCACTACCAGGTGGTGTCGTAGGTGAATCATCTCCACCATCATCTCCACCAGAAGTGGGAGCAATAGCAGCAATGGAACGGTTTGTGCCACCGCCAAAGTTGCTACCGAAGGAAGCACGGGTTGCAGAAGAGCGGAATGAACCACGACCTGTACCGACTTGACCGAAGCCTCCATCAGCACGGGCGGGACCATAGGCACGGGAGACTGATGACTGTTTACCTTGTGCATCACGGATAGTAGAGGTGTTATAACCTCGTGCTCCGACAGGTCCGACTTGACCATAGGAAGTAGACCTGTAGACTCCTTTACCTAGGTGACCACGGGAACCACCACTACTTCTAGGTCTACCAGAACGACTACCGCCTTTTTTACCACGGTAGGCATTTACTTGGATCATCCTAACCCTCCGACTCCACTTTCAGATTTACCAGTGGACTGAGTGTTGATACCAATACGTGGGATGCGTGTCTGTCCAGTACCTTTAGCTACTTGACTACGATCCTTCTTCTTTTTCTTACCAGCTTTGAAACCACCTTCACTACCGCTAGAGATGTTTGACACCTGACGTGGCGGTGGTGGTGCTACTGGAGCTGGTGGTGCTACCGGCGGGGGTGCAGGCGGCAACGGTGGTGGAACATAGGGTGCGGGTGCGGGTGCGGGACTTGGCCGNTTCCCTCCTCCTAAACACATAGTAATTACTCCTTAAGTCTGTTGTNTATCCAATCAATGACGGACCTTTGACCGGNNCGATACATAATAGTTTGAATAGAATCGCCAGGTCCAGGCGTGATGGGTGGAAACAACTCATCAAGTTCAGCAAAGATGGCGTTCGATTGAATACCAAACGTCTCCATCATTGAGATCTCGGTAATGTTGTCAGGCATATTGGGGTAGGTTAACATTAGAATGTTCGAAGAACGCAGGCATCCGCGCACTTCGTGTGGCAGAAAGTTCCGGCGCTCTGCCTTCATACATAAGGCGATCGCTGGATTNCAGCCAGAATTTTTTCGATAAAAATTTATCGGGGTTAGTGTCTTGTAAAGGCTGCATAACCCAGGCAACCGTTGCTTTTCTCAGTTTATCGAGAGAATTAGAGTGATTAAGACCCAACTCACGACATACAAGAGAATTCGTAGCAACATGGATTTGTTCATCTCGGCTAATATCAGCTGAGATCGTCCTCAGTCCAGCGTCTCCACCAAAGCGAAAGAACGGGAGGAGGACAAAGAAGACGCTTCTCTCCAGTACCATTGCCTTGCATATGGTGTGGTCTGGATGATCTTCCCAAGCTTTTCTAAGCGCGACTGCTTCTGCTTCAGATTGCGAATCAGTACCAAGCGCTCGTGCTGCATAATTGAGAGCTCTGTCATGGTTTTCCTCGTCTTTTACATTCATTAATAGGATTTCTTGAGCTGCTTCAGGGACCTCGCCCTTAAGACCGCTAGTGATGAACTCACCAACCGGTAGCTCAAGATTCCTAAGGGCAAGTGCACGGAAGATAGCCTCTTCCGCGCCTTCTTTCAATTTACCTGCCTCAGTCTGTACTGGGGTCCAGGTACGTTTACGTGCAATAAGCTTGTCGTACGGTGTCATCAGTCTTGAATTCCTACGTGTGCAAATACTTCAGCGATATCATCTGGAGTGGGATCACTACCAGGGGCATCAACATTAGTGAGCTGACCTTGCAATTCCGACACAAGAGCATTAGCAGCAGAGAGTGCTTGCGAAAGCTGATTGTTGTTAGTAGTCAAAGTTGTGATCTTAGTGTTAAGCTCAGTAATTTTGTTCTCTAGTTCTGAAGTATCAGCACCACCGAATTGAAGCTTACGCAGTGCTTCGACAATGTTGCCAAGCTGAACGATTTGCTCAGCTTTAAGTATTTGGTCTCGTGTTACATTAGGTAGGGTCATTCTTGACAATCACAGGTAGGTTCGTTGTTAAGCAAATCTGCCAAGTAATCGTCAACGTCAGTGTCTCGAAGTGCTGCATAAGCATCACTCTTGTCCTGAACATCACCCATTACCTGGAGACTATAGTAAAGGCTTGTTTGAGGAGACTTTAGCCACTCTTCAATGAACGCATTGTCATAGGTTACTAGATCACTCCAAGAGTTGAACGAGTATCCGTGAAGAAGTCCTGTTTTTCCAAGCATAATCATAATCTGGTCAGCAACTCGTTTGTATGAGTCCCAACCAACCTCTGAAGCAATTTCTACATTGCCATATTCAAAGGTTTCGACACCAAAAGTGCCGCTGTCTCGATCAACTGACCGAGCAATGGGTGGTGCAATTTCCGGGGTGCAAGTGAATCCTTCTTGATCCTTGCTACGGTAACTGCAGGAGGCGGTAGGAGCGATTGCAAATGCCCTTACCATGTCATGTGACCTAGCAATGGCAGCAGCGGCTTGTACGCCTTCCTGGATGCCTTTGGCGAGGTTGTGGGCAGGGGTGAAGTTAACGACCTCATTGTTGAGATCCTCCAGAGCCTTACCGAACTGCTCATAACTTACTCCGTAGATTCGGAGAAGGTTTGAGAGTCCAAGCATACCAAGTCCCACTTGTTTATCAACGTCTGGGGTGAGATATTCCCCTTGAGCTCCGACACCTGTCGTAGGATGGAGCTTACACAACTCGGACATGCCCTCAACAAAAGCCTTGGGGATGTCATCAAAAGTACACGATCCGAGATTGACGTGCTGGAGTAGACAGGTCCCACGTGAGGGCAAATACACCTCAAGACAGACGTTTGCTCGGATTCGTTTGCCATTTT